CGCTAAAAGAAACTACGAAAACACGGAACAATCATGTAAAAACCGAAACCCAGGACCCCCGAACCTATGTTTGGGGGTGACCACATCTCTCCTAATGAGAAATGCTGAACCTATAGGTTCGGAAAACCATGAAAGTTTTCACACAGATGGAACGCTGTGAATCCGTGGGTTGTTAGGCCTCTATCTCTAACAACCAATATTAAAGGAGTGAGCAGGATCAGTTGTAACTGTTAGGTCGGGATTACTAACAATTAGATTGGCTAGGCTAAAATCTAAGTCAAACGTGCTAATTTTCACCATCTCGCCCGCTCCTGTAGGCACTTTTCCATCAGCAAATGGAGCAGCTGTATAACAAGGGTCTGCCGTCGCGATGTTATCGTACGGGTCCAAATTTGAGAAATATGGATATCCTTTTCCAGATGTATACTGTCCGCTTTGCTGCCATACTTCGGTCTTAATGGCCAAAGGTGCTCCAAGAAAGAGTCCCAGATCAAAATCATCGGAGGCTGACGTGGCTATATGGAAAAATGCTCTCGAGTAAGAACTCGAGGTAATATTACTATTACTTAATGCTAAATAAGGTAGGGGGTTATCATATAAATAACCTCCTCTAATACTCCAAGGACAGGATTGTAACGTAGGAGAATAATAGGGTACTTGAAATTCGGCTATATGTTTATCGCTTTGTTCATAATGAATAGGGCTACAAAAAGAATTATAACTATTTCTCTCTCGATTGGTTGGGGCTATATAACCGGGTTTACCTGTATACGGATGGGTTAATAAACGCATGGAAGTTAAACCTGAGGCTACAGATCCTGAACTTGTAGTAGTAAATATCTTAAATCTAACTCCCCCCTTGTAAAAACAATACATTGAACTTACAAAAGACATGGGGGAAGGCCAAGTGGGAAGCTTGAAAATTTGGTAATAAACAGGTCTCCCGCCTGGAGGGGTATAACTATATATATTTAACTTAATTCTAGGTGGTATAATATAATCATTAGTATATATAGTTACTGGCTCATTGGAATATAATTGGCCTAAAGTTCTAACAAAACAATTACGCTTAATATATTGCCTAAAATTTTCAAAAATTTCGCCAGCACAGTACATCTGTGAGTCTGCTTGTTCTATATCGGCCTCTATTCCAGTGATGGAAGGAGGTATAAAACCTTCAAGGGCTCTAGTTCTTGTTTCAGCTGTACCTGCGGTGGCATAAACTTTTCCAGATTGTGATTGTGCTGTTGTTGTGAGTGGTATATAACGTGCAACTGATGGACATTGCACTTGAAAATCATCCCCAGCTCTACATTCCACTAAACATAAAACTGATGTTGGAGCAACTGTGCTCTGAGTATGTAAGGGTGTTAAAGCCCTTACCCATAAGATTCCAGTACTGCATCTTGCTAATTCATCTAATTCAAGATCTTCCCAAAATGCTGGATCCTTGGGAGGGTTTATAAACCATTTCTGGTTATAATAACTCAGAGCTTTCCATTGCTGTGGTGAAATGTAGGGGATAGTTAAACTCACCTCTGAATTATCTCTTAAATCAACAACAACACGATACGCATATTGAAATCTCTGATTATCTGGAGTTGGTATGTTTTGAGTTCCATATTTATTACTATATAAAAAGGGATGATAACTTATTTCTATTCTTCCAGAATTATAATTAGTCTTAACAAATCTAAACGTATAAACCAATGAACCAGTCCAATAAGTAAAGGGTGAACATATATAACCTAAACTAGTTGGATTTTGTATATCTAAAATGTTACTTGCGGTTGCTGTTTCATCACCAAAGGTACCTGTGTATTGATATTTAAAACAGGCTGGATTAATATAATTTGGTAAAACAAAACAAGACCACAAGTAATCATTACCTACATCTGTTGGACTAAATGAAATTGTGTTCTTAGCGTTATATTGAAAAGCACCTATAAATTGGGGAATACGCTTTAAAAAATCAAAACTTAACTCATCTAAATCTGTACCTGTCAATTCTGGAAATTGATCTATATTATTCATTAAATCTAAAGATAAAACATGTGAATGGTCTATACCATTCGCATTTCCAAAATATTGACAGGGTCTTATAACTACAGTGTTTCCTGAATAATCTATTTGAGGTTTACTCCACCCCAGCCAATTACCTATTTGTGCTACAACATCACCTATTGCTGTTGCAGCATTTCCTACTTTTCCGGCAAAGCCTTTTACGGCTCTGGCGAATACTCCATCTGCTTCTTCTTCTCTCTTTTGTTCGATCTTCCGAGGTGAAGCCTCTTTGGGGGGCGCGCGAGGCTGCTTCGTTGTCTTTCGTGCGGTCGTAAAACGACCTTTACCTGACTGAGAGACTGGGAGTATATCTACATCCATAGGTTTCAAGGCTGGGGGTGAGGGATCAATATCAGTTATCCAAAAAGGAATTGAATTGGTGGGGGTTACTAAAATACCAGTATCACTGGTTGGAATTATTGAATCTAATTTAAAGGCGGCATAAGAAAAACCATTAGTATTATTATCATAAAATAAACCGCCTGATTGAAAAGTAACTATTCCAGAAAACACTAAATTACCGAATAAACTATAATTATTAACAAAATTAAAATTAACGGATGCTGCTGTATTAAAATTAGAAGCGGTAGAATTAGCATAAATTTCTAAATAATAATCTCCTGTTAATTCTTCTAAAAATTTTCCTGTTTTTGATGTTGGGGGAATACTACCGTTAGAAACTAAATTACCTTTAACTCTACCAGATTGACTTCTAGGAATTTCATTATATTTAAAATTAATTTCTGATTCTCTTAATTTAGATTTTAACTTCTTTAATCGCTTTTCTTCTAAAAATTTCTTAATATCTGACTTATTATAATTAACTTTACCTGATTGTGATTGGGCATTAGACCAGTTTACTACTCTATTAGGGGCAAAACATGGGAGGATGGTACATTTTGCTGAAGTTGGACAACCTAATTCTATATCTTCAAAATGACAATATAGATCACATTGTAATCTATTATCATCGCCTACTACATTTAAAGGTCCATATACTATACAAAATAGTCTACCCCAATCATACTGTTGATTAATTAAATCATAGGAATTAAAGGGAGAGATAAAAGGAACACGCAAGATTACCTCTGTTTGTTTGTTTATATCCATTTGCACATGATTAACACTTAACGCACTACACGGAGTTTTCACGATAAAATCTGCTCTCTCCTTCAGCAGACCGGGCATGGGGACGACTCCAAAAATCAATCTTCCGGCTTGAAAATTTTGACTGTTGATTTGCAATTTGAAAACGGCTGTTGCTCGAAAAGCCGTAAAACCTTGGAGTTTCTCTATAAACATCTGAGTCATAACTTGGGAGGGTACTAAAGGATTCAAAATGGTCTTTGAGGCATCTGAGGGATCTTGCATAGCCAAAATATTTTGGCCATGCTTGTCTATTGACATACCACTCCAAGCAAAACAGGAGATAAGTTGCGGTCGTTCTAAAAAAGAAATTATTGAATGTGCCATACTATCTGTATATTGTAAAGTCATCTTATCAGGAATGGTCGATTCTCCTGGCACATGTTCCGGAATTACTGCTAAATCATCTGCAAATGCCATAACTTGCACTCTTTCTTCAACTCCTGTACCTGTTAACGGGGCCATTTCTGCTGTAAAGTTTTCTTTCTGTTCTCCTACATCTTCTTTATTTATTCTTGTTTGTTGTTGCGCAAGCCAATTCTGTCGTCTCTCACGCGGCTTAACGTTTTGAGACCTACCGAGGTTCCCTGGATATTGTGGGGCTGCCACTTCCCATCCTGGGAGGTAAGGCTAAATAGCCCAGGAAGTTACTAAAGCAGCACTACTTTTCTTTTAAATAACTCGGAATTTATATAGAAAAGCAAGATCACACTTTAGCCTTAACTTAAACTAACTTAAAAATAACTTAAACTAACTTAATCTAATTTCAATCTACAAGCTCTAGCTGTAGCACACCACAGTTTCCCTGAGTTTCCGACGGGAACGTAATGAGCATGACTACAGCATACTGATAGACTGAAAAACAAGGAGAGTAATTTTTCAACTCTCTCATGTTCAAATAATAGAATCTTGACCAAGGGCAACTAATTTTGTTTCCTCTTGATCAAGTTTATCAGAATAATGTCCTAAAGATCTACCACACTCATGGAGCTTCAAAATGTACTTATTCCACACGTCATTATCGTGTAGACTTAATTCTTCAATACATTTCTCTAACTCCACAATAGTTTGTGCAATAGGATCTGGACACTTATGGTTCCACATTGGGAACTCTAAAATTGTATCTAAATTTAAAGGACAAATATACCTATTTAAAGTTTTATCAAATTTAAAACCACGCTTAAGATAATTAATTTCATCTATAAAACGATATTTCTTTTCTACACTAGCATCTTTATCTTCCATTGTATATGATAAACCTATCTTAGACATAAATTTAGGGATAGTAAATTGATTAAAACCATCTATTTCACTTAAAGGTACAGCTACAATATGATCATCACCATATGCAACTATGCCATTTCTATTCCAAAACATACGCGCAGTTCTATAACTAAATTTCTTTTTATAAATCTGCCAAATACATCCAAAAGCTAAATTAACGAATACAGAATTTATAATAGCTGTTAAATAATGTCCAGAAGGAAGAGAATGAGTCCATTGATACACTAAATCATCCATAATATGTAAAGAATTAACTAATGATACACTTAAAACACGCATAACTCTAACATCCTCTTCCGTAGCTTTTAAAAATCTTATAGATAATTGAATTAACACTTCTAAAGATGCTTCTAACAAACGCTGGTGTTGAGAAGCATCAAAACCCTCAAAATCACCTGCTATCATACACTTACTCTTATTATGAAGCTGTTGAACTATATTATGCCAATCTTTTGAATATACATTAGTACCTACTGATACATGACAATTATTTCTATTTTTACTTAACAAATTAACGACACCATTAAAATACATCTTACATGCTATTAAATAATCTATAGGACCTGCACTAAAAAGTCGAGTCTTGTGAGATTTTTCAATTAATTTTCGTTCATCTTTTAAAGTATCAATAAAAATATGATCTAAACACACATTATTTTTAGCATTTTCTATAATATTATTAACTCTCTTCTTAATTACTTGACATGCATCAGAATCTAAACTATAATTTTCCTTAGTACCAAAAATATCCTTACGAGTAAAACCATTCATACATACAAAGGGAAAACCAGACGAAGTATCTCTTTTTACGCTATTAATATATGGTTCTCCATCTATACCTACACAAGCTTCTTCGAAACTATAGACTGCCTTACAATTCTCAGTTATACAATCCTTGTTTCTCTCAAAAACAGTTGATACTTCATCCAGAAACGCTTCACTAGAAAACTTAATCATATCTTCATCCAAACAAACTGTTTCATTTCCTAGTCGCTCTAATCTATAAGTACGGGGATCAAATCCATCCTTTCTTTTATGGAGCAAACAAGGACGCGTAACAGGTTCCTTAATCTTACTATATAATGGGGAAGGTACAATTTGGGATGTCGATGGTTGACAAATTTTACGACTAAACTTACCAATATGAATAAATTGGGCACTCTCAGGTATTCTACATTGTTGTTGAGGAAAATCACTTAAAGGTAACTTAATATCTACATTAATAACATCTTTTTCTTCATATAAACTCAAAATTTTAATAATATCTTCTTTATATACACAAGTAGACCAACCCTGACCAGTACCGGTAATACCAGCAATATGTAAACCACATATTTTTCCAGGTTGAATCAATGAATTTCTTACTATTAAAGGTGCTCCACATTCAGTTTCTTGAGTGTCCAAATTATACATATACGCATTACGAATATATCTTGCAACTACATCAGCTTCATCAGCAACAGGCAAACGCTCTACGCATTCTAACTGACTATGACCTTTCGCATATCTTATTAATAAACACGCTTTATTACTTTCCTTATGGGTATTTGTCATTAATATTGGTAACATAACTTCACTAGATTCCACTCTACTCATACTTGACTTACTTACAAAATAATTAGTCGCATCTGAATGATATATACTAGTCTTAACACTAAAACACATTAAATCACGTGACAAAATAGGACCTTCACTCTCATCTGGAGATTCATACTCTTTCTTTGTTAACATTAAATCTTTAATTTTAATTGAGAAGGTTCTTTCCAAAAAACAATTTTCAAAATATACATATGCCTCTGCATCATTTCTTAGTGATTGATAAAATGCACTAAGAAAATGCTTAGGCATTACTGCAACTTTTCCTTTCAAAAACATAACATGTCCTATTACAGTGCCACGCGTACTTTCACTCATTTTATATAAATTAGTTCTAACTACTTTCATTAAAATTTCAGTCGCATTAATGTCTTTCACACCTTCACTACTAGCTATAGATTCTATTTTTGCTACTTTAGTAGCAATAGGAGTATAACTTTCTACTTTTGCTACCTTAACAGCAGTAGGGGTATAACTTTCAACTTTAGGTACGGCAGTCTTAACTGCTGTATATGATTCTGATTTCACAATTTCTTCTACAGACTTCAAAACTGCCCTACTGCTACGCTTAGCTACTTCTTTCGCTGGTAAAATAGACTTAAAGGTTGAAAAAATCTTAACAAATGATAATCCTATTGCTATAAACGAAAAAGCCATTAACGCCTTTGATAAATAACTATGTTTCGTCTTAAAACTAATCCAATGTTTTTGTAAATATTTACTTGATACAGTATAACTCTCGTGAATATAATAAGCTAATAAGTGAAACGGATCTTTATTCTTCTGTTCCCATTCATACTCTTTCATAACCTTAGTAAAGAAACTTTGGCCAGCTAAACCATTATTTCCACACTTAATATTAGCTTCTAATAATCCAGGAGTAACACCTATCTTTTTAGCTTCTTCTTTAATTAATTCCTTAATTCTACGTTGAACAAAAATATCTACTTCACTTTCCTGGATCTGTTTAACTACTTGACTAGTACTAGGTCTATTTACTAAATGCTCTTGATCATCAATAGCATCTTGGAATTCATCGTCATTAACAAAATCAAAATTTCCGCCTTGACTACGTGGTACTTCTAAATCAACTGTATCAATTCCTGCTTCCAAAATGCTATCAATATAATTTTCTATAGTATTAACAAAATTCTTACGTCCAAAATATGCATCTACACAATCACTAACTAAACTCTTATAATCATATGAACACTGCTTTATTCCTGTCATCATATCAAACTTATCTAAATTATACGCAGAAGGATCAAAAGCATTTGTATGTCCTTTGAATTCTCGATTAACTTGTACACAAATATCAAATCTACGTCTTAAAGCTTCAGGGAAATTTAAGGAAGCACATTGGGGTGATTGTAAATTAGAACTTACTATAATAATCTTAGAAGTAAATGTTGTATTCGCTTTTTGCTCTATACTAGCCATATGTAATGGATAAGGGAAACAATTTGATGATCTTATTATTTCAAATAATTCTACGTTAGGGTTTTGCAAGGAATCCGTTTGTTGACAAAAATCATCAAACACTGTTACTAATTGATTTTCATATCCATCCCAATACTCTTGTTCAGGGGCACGCATATAAATCATATTTTTCCATTCTTTCTTTAAATCTACTGTAGATCCTTCACGCTCATGAATATTCTTAAGAATTTCTACGGCTAACGGATAGGTTATACTTGACTTACCTACACCAGTTCCACCATATAAATAAATGGTAACTGGAGGATTTCTTATATTTTGATTCGTAATACCTTTCGCTTTAAATTTTTCCATAATAGTTGTTAATTGTCTTAAAATACGATAAATATCATTCTTATACTTAATAAATTCGGCATTACGAACTAAACTTAAACCTTGCTTATAATGATTATAAATTACTTGAAATTCCAATTCGGTCCATCTAAATTCATCTTTAAAATATTTATTACAAATATCATCTACATCCTTATACCAGGTTAAGAGGGGAGATTCTTCATTACTATAAAAACCATATATTCCACATGACAAACCTAAAACATCTTGTCCATACCATTGCTGTAACTTACGTATAACTTCTTTTACCCATTCTACAACTTTTTCAACACCTCTCTCAATCTTTATATCACCTAAATATCCTATTCTACGCATAACTAAATCAATTGTTGAGGATTTCCAAATCTTATTTAATATATCTTGAGGTGGGGAAACTATATATTTCAAAATCATACTAGGAATAAATGGTATAGAGACAATATCTCCACTCTGACTAACTGCTACACTTTTCTTCACTTCATCAGCACATGTTCTATCCATAATAAATAAATATAAAGTATGTAACATCTTCATAACAATAGTAACACCTATACTAGCTACAATTCTAGATAATAATGATACAGTAGCAGCTATGATAAACATAACACTAAGTTGAGTTCCTGCTGAAATTAAACTTTCTTTCATACCTTCTATAAAATTATTCTGACTCTCATTCAACATATCTTTTAATTTACTAACTGATGAATCTGATAATTCTAAATTATGTTCCATACCAAACATTCCTTGAGACTTAGGAATAAACTTATTATAAATAACATCAAAATCTTTATCCTTAACAAAATTATATAATTCTTCTAAACACTCACTCGTCAAAATCCGATCGCCGCTAAAGCTCTGATTCGCAACTTCGGGTCCTTGACTCTTGGGTAATCTAATATTCTTTAAATATTCAAAAATATAAGGTAAATCTTTCAAATTTTTATTCGTCCATCCATCTAAATGAAATCTTTCATACAATGATACCAACAATGAATTCTTAAAATGAACATATTTTTGTGGCTTAAAAATACAATCAAAATCAATATACTTTAATCTATCATAAGGCAAACTTAAAACAACTAATTCTAATTTTTCATAATATTTCCTAATTCGTTTTCTTTCACGTTTTGTCTTAGTCAAATAAAAAGCCCACATATACGCTAAAATATGAGCCTTTAGATGTTCATTCTTCATAACACAATCACAATTAAATAAATCAACATATTGACGAGTACAATCATCACATCCAAAATTAATATTATCTATCGGAATCCATGCATTAGAAAAAATTTCACCTTTCTTAAACATCTGATAAGCAAATTCATAATAATTATCTTTATCCTTAATTAACTTAAAATCTTGTTCATACATCTGAGTTAAATAATAAATTTCATCAATCAAATAACTACGCCTATTATCAAAATCATACACATTATAATTACGCCAACCTTTATTAATCGCTTTTTGTAATTGTTTAGTTTGAGGATTATGAAATATTCTTACGATAGTTTGCCAATCATCCCAATCTTTACGTAAGGGATGATTTCTCTTAAAATTAAGTACATTATTTATGTTTTGTTGAGATTTGTTTTGAGATTCTCGAGACATTTTTAATTAAGTAGTCCGGTTACAATATCACTGCTCCGACACAGACAGGTAAAAATTACGGTTAACTGCGACCAGAATCCAATATCCACCGAGATTTGGATATACTTTAATTAAATAAGAGGATCAATGACATAATACATGTCTAACTTTCATTGATCATTAATATAATAATTAAAGTATTGGTGCTAATTTTTACTTAAATTGTTCAGATATTGCGCTTACCAAGCATTAAAACCTCAGCTCCAACAACATTGCCAAGACGGCCTCCATATATTTCACTATACTTTGGACCTACTTTATTCGGTATCTTGGTTACTGTTGGTTTACTAGTCCACAACCTCTTCTTAAGTACATTCGTTAAGATAAATCACAACCTACTTCTTGCCATTAAACGTCATAAATGTAAATCTAGTTCTAAATAAAGGGTTTGCTCAATTTATACTAGAGAGCTAGAGTCGCCCACAACATACAGAATACACTATATCGTCACTCTTTACTTAAATATACATTTAGAGATAACCTTTAAATCTCACGTCGTGAAACCACATACATAAAGAGCCCTCCTTAAGTTGCGAACAATTGCTCACTTTTACATCAGATGCTCGATGGCAAATATTTGCGTACGGGAACTCCGTAC